GTTCGCCCACGGACACCGAGGAACCGAGGCGACCACCCGCCATGTCGTAGCTAAACTGGACCGAGCCGTTATCCACCACGATCTGGAAGGACCCTGAGTCCTCGTAGTTCACCCAGGCGCGTCTGAGCTGTAGCCGTCCGATGTCTTCGGTGCTTGACGACCCGTCATCGGCGGTCTGCTTGATGAGGAACTTGGAGAACCCGTAGGTGAACTCGTAGGCCCGTCCAACCACGACAAACTTCGAGGTCACGTTGCCGTCAATCTTCAGGAAAGGGTCCGTGGCCCATCCACCAGCTGGCATCTCGTGGAGGCGGAACACTCCGTCCTCTGAAAGGGTCCAAAAGTCCCCTTCCCCAGGTGCAAACCCGTAGATTTTCCGCAGGTCTATCCTGGTCACATACTCGTCATCGTTGAACAGGGTCGGCTTCACTTGGACCTTCATGTCCATGTAGGCACGCCATGGCTCATTGCTGTAGTCCAGGGTGCCCTTGGTGAACTGGACGCGCTCCAAGGTGATCCCGCCAGGGCGGCGAAGCACCATCCACATGAACGACCCAATGCACACGGCGCTCAGTACCTCGACCCCATCGCCCATATCCCAGTGACTCCAGGACTGCTGGGCAACACGCTCATCCAGGTAGAGGAACTTGTAGATAAAGACGCAGTTTTTGGCACTGTCACTCAGAACGGTCAGGAAGTTCTCCGTACCTGAGCCGTGAAGGGCGAACACGGTGTTCGGCACATAGCTCGGAACGTGGGCCGATATGTCCTCAGCGGACTTCACATCGCTAACGTCCTGGACCGCGTAGTACCGCTTGATGGAGCTGTAGGATGCCCGAGGGCTCACAAAGTAGACCCCACGGCCAATGCCGAAAGGTCGAGCGTTGTCGCTCACATCGAACTCAGTGGTGAGGTCCAACTGGATGTTCTTCGGTGAGAGGACGCCGGAGCTACTCAACACGAACTGAGCTTGGTCACTCCAAAGCAGGAGCTGCTCGGAGAACGGCACAGCGTACTTGAGGATGGACACGCGGTTGTGGCTGATCGCAACGTCGATAGGGTCATCGTCGCTGAGTTCCGCTACAGAAGCCGGGAAGAAGTCGAAGTATTTGGACGTTCGGCTCATCACCACGTTCTCACCCGAGAGGAACCCTAAGCGGTTTCGGAAGAAGAACACATCGTTGATCGTGGCGTCCGTGAAGCTGGGCATCGGGTTTGTCTTATCGTCACCAGCCGCCCGCGTGCCCCAGGAAAGCGGTGCGAAGTCGAACTGACCATCAGCGGCTCGGATAAGCGCATGCGGCATGCTGAGAGGATCAAGCCCTGCAACGATCCCTGGCTTTACGGTTTCCCTCCAGACTGCCCCAGAGGCGTCATAGCGAACCCAGTAGTTGTCCCCAGTCCTGGACGCTTCCCCCGTGATCTCCACGAGATAGCCATCCACGCACTGGCTGGGCAGCTTCGAGAAGGACTGCACCTGATAGACGAAAGCGTTTATCAACTGGTTCGCATAGCCGTCCGCCGTGGCAATTGAACGGATACTGTCGTTGGCCGGGGCATTGATGACCACCCACCCAGGGCCGGACTGTGCGGACCATCCAGCAGAGCCCAGTTTGGAGTTCAACTGGTCCCTAATCTTGTTGGCAATGACCTGGGCGTCCGTTTCGTTAACGTGCGAAGCGACCGAGCCATCAGGGAGCGCAACGACTGCCTGGGCACCGTCGATTGACGTATTTATTGCGACCTTAAGGGTTCGCCCGTATTGACCACCACGAACGTTGATGATTGCCCTGGACTCCAGGCGTGGATACCCAGGCTGCGTCAGGGCTCCCGCAAGGGTCACCTGCCGGTTCCGATTCACCACGAACGTGTAGTCGGCAACCGTCACCATCCGCAGGTCGTCACGCGGGTTCGCGCAGTTGGCATACCCGTTGTAACCCCTGACCGGATAGGCATTACCTGAGAGGTCTCTGACGTCAATACCACTCCCCGTGAACACCACGAGATATTGTTCCGCACGGTCCCGGTTAACGAGATGCACAGCAGGCTTGCCTGCCCACATGGTGTCTGGCCCAAGGTACTTAATGAACCGGGATGGAGGCCGTTTCTGGAGCCCTTCGGCTTCTGAAGACCACCCATTGATCTGGATAGAGCCTTGGTTGGGGAATCGTAGGATTTCCGGTTGCTGACTGACGCCGCCTTTAAGGTTCTTGACCGATTGCGATACGAGGCTCATGAGGACCTCCTACCGTGTCAGGCGGCCAGCGACCCAGGCGTCACCGTCCAGCATGTTGAAGTCGCCATAGTCCAGCTCGAATTCCTGGACTGCCTGCCAAGCCTCCTGCTCCTCTACCTGGAGCGAGGCCTCGATCTCAGCGGCCCCGAAGAACCGGATGTTGAACCGCCGAGCTGCCCTGGCGACGATGTAAGTGCGGAACTGCACAGGCATCTCATCGAAGGACTTCAGGCGGATCAGATTGACCGTAATACTCGACGTGAACTGGTCTGTCTTAGCTGTGCGGTCGTACACATAGCCAGCCCGATTGACGTACACACTTGTGCCATCCTGGGCCTTCACTGAGAGGTAGTCGGGCATCCAGTTGATGAGTTTCGAGAACGCATCGGGCGTTAGCGTGGCGTCCTCTTCGATATTGAAAGTCCAGCCACGGGATTGGACCTCCATGTTGACCCCGTTGAGGATTCGACGGCAGTTCGCGACGTCCGCGTTAGCACTGCCCTCCAGGGTGTTCACTGGGCTTTCCCCAATGGACGCAAGCATGTCGTTGACTGCTGCCAGCTCATCAGAAGTCTCAAGGTTTGACTCAAAGCTGCGAGCCATAAGTTCTCCTTGTGTTTTCCAAAGATAAAAAAAACCCCTAAGAGCCATTGCGGACTCAAAGGGGTTCGGGGAGCGGGCCGTTAAGCCACGTTGAAGATCAGGGCACCTGCTGCTTCAGGGCGCAGGCCACCGTGGCCCATCGCGTACTTGCCGATGATCTGGTCGGCTTGGTACTCGGCACGGCGAGCACGTTCCAGGGCCATATCCTTCAGCTTGACCGTACCGACAGCCGAGCGGTGATTGAACAGACCCACAACGGAGTCCAGGGCCACCTTGGCGGTCGAGGTTGCAGTGGCTGGGAAGGCGTGCTTCTTGTTAGTACCGGCTTGATCGTCACCAGCACCACCCACGGTCAGGTGAGGAACCTCGATGACCTCGAAGCCCATCACATTGCGGATGCTGCCGGTCTCTGGGTCGATCAGAGCCGAGTAGTTGGCCGAGTTCGGCATCAGGGCCGCCAGGATTGCCGAGTAGTTATCTGGCGTGGTGTAGAACTTACGGTCCGAGGAAGGAACGTAGTTAGCGGTCAGGCGAGCACGGGCAATGGTCAGACCCTTCAGGATCGCCTTACCCATGGCCTCTGCGTCAGCGTTCAAGGCAGCCTTGTCGCCAACTTGCAGGACGGTCGCCTTGCCCAGACCAGCGATGGTCTCATCGGCACCGGCTGGCAGGTTGCACAGAGCAGCCATCTCGGCCAGCACAGCGCCGTCAGCCGCAATCGCCAGAGCCTCACCGAGTTGCGCCGAGTATTCGGAACGCACGTCGTAGTGGTTCATAGCGTCTTCAATGTCGAAGATCAGAACGTCCGAGGTCAGCAGGCCGTCAATGGTGATGACCTTCTCGGTGTGCTTGATCTCGCCACGTTTGTCGTCCAGGGACTCACCTGGTTTCAGGTAAGCGGCACCGGTACGGCCCATCACAGGGAACTGTGCGGACTTACCGTTCTGGATGGTGCGGACCATATGCTTGTCCATGGTCACCGAGCGGCGAGCGAATGCAGTCAGCACCTCGCCACCGAAGACCTTCAGGAACAGAGCCAACGCATCAGAATCGGCAGAGCCTTTCCCTTGGTTCTTACCGACTTGTTGACCTTTCATAGTTGCCATTGAGAACTCCTTGTAATTTCCACGGCCCCATCCCAGGGCCTTCCTTTTCGAGCGGGCACAGACAAGCCCCAGGGTTTACCTGGAGGCCTCTGTGTCCCTTAAAGTGAGGGTTTTTAAATCGGTGTCAGAAGGTGCTTGCGGCGACTCGCGCTTCGACCTTGGCTCGGAAAGCCGGGTCTAATCGGTACTCGCTTTTGCTCATGTCACGGATCATTTCCTGGCGAGAGGCGTAGCCTTCAGCCACTGGAGCCGAGCGCTTGGCAGGAGCAGCAGGCGCAGCCTTGGTTAGGCTACGGGCCGGGGCTTTGCCGAACTTCTTGGTGTGGCTCTGGACGCCCAGGTTGATGATCGTGCGGATCGCCTTCAGGTCCTGGCGCTCGATGGCCTCGAAGAGAGACTCAGTGGACTCTGGGCTTGTGGTCTGCATGTGCTTGATGATCTTGTCGAAGCGATCCTTGCCGCCTGCGTACTCGACCACCTTGGCAACGAACTGGTCCGCGATGGACTCTTGACCACGGATGTAGCTGTCTACGAACTGCCGGGAGTAACCTGCCTTTTCGAGGGCCTTGTAGGAAGCCTCAGAGATGCCACCCTCCTCGTACTCGGCTTCGATACGCGCTGCGATCTCCTCAGTCAGGCCGTTCTTGATCGCTTGGTCTCGGAGCGCAGTGAATCCGTCCGCATACGCTGAGATGGCCGCGCTGGCCTCTTTGAGGTCGTCTGGTGCCTCGGGGAGCAGCTCGAAGCCCTCCTCCGGTTCACCACCGGATTCCTCGGTGGACTCCCCTTCGCCGCCATCGGTAGGCTCATCGGCATCCTGGGGTTGCTCGCCGCCTTCCTCGGGAGCGTCTTCTGGCTCGACGAGGTTGATTGCATCGTCACCATCGCGGGCATCCACGTTCAGCGACAACATGTTCTGTTCGTGTTCAGCTTGATCCGCAGAGGTCATAACGGCGTTGTTCACACCGAACTCGGCATAAATATCAGTCATTAGGTTCTCCGTTGTTGAGTGGTAGGAGAAACACACGGGCACGGGCAGTTATCCGGGCTTTCATCGGCTTAACCGTGTGTCTCTCTACCAGTGAGGGTTTTTGTTAGCCCAGCGGCTTCACCTGGACACCAGCGGTATCCATAGCGGACTGCATGGCCTCGGGGCTTGCTGTAGCTTGAGCGGCCACGCCTGCGCCAATGCCTTGAGCAGCGGCAGAGCCACCATCTGCGACCATCTGCTTGGCCTGAGCCATTGCGCGATCTTGGTCGGTGAGCAGTAGGCCAGCCGTATCGAGGCCCAAGGCGTTCGCGATGCGAATCTTGAGGTTCGAGGTGTTGAGGTCTGGGTCCTGCATTTGGCTGATCGGGATGATCGCGTTGACAAAGTTGGTGAGCTTGTCGAGGTCCTGCCCGCGACCGAGCGCCTCCATACCGGTGCTCACAGTCGGCTCGATGGCTTCCTTCGGCAGGTCCGGGATCATTGAGGTGGCCTGGAGTTGGACCAGGAGGACTCTCACGATGGGGAGCTGAAGTTCCTGGGAAAGGATCGAGTAGACCCCACCCAGCGTGTCTTCCAGCTCCCCGGCGACATAGCGGATCTCTTCGGCAGTGACACGCTCGCCATGCCGCTGGACCGCTGAGTTCAACATGAAGCAGTACGACAGGCGCGCCTCAATGGCATCTGCCACGTTCTTCGCGACCGTAAAGTCCGCTGCCTTTTCGAGCTGTAGGAACTCGATGTCCTGCTTACGCCCAGGCACAAAGTCGCCGGTCTGCGCCTTCACGAGGCGGCGTACCTGAGTGATCCCGTTGGGGTTCACCATGCCGACGATCTTCGAGCTAATCATCGCGAACTTGACGATGGACTCAGTGAGGTTCTCCAGGGACCTCAAGTCCCCGAGGTATTCCTCACAGTGGGATCGGCCATAGTGTTCACCGTCCATCTTGACGTAGCGAACGGGAATCCATGGGCATCCAGTCGCGGGATACTGGCCGTCTGTGCCCTCGACCTCCTTGCCGTCAATCTCTTGGTAGCTCAGGAAGTCACCGGACTCATCGTCCAGGTACACATGGGTGTAAACCTCGATCTCCTCGTCCGGCTCGTGGTCCCCATCCAGGCTGTTCCGAACGTCCTCCGGCAGAGCCGCATAGGCCACACGGTCAACCGTGATGACCTGGAGCACATTACCGAAAGGATCGCGCTGGCAGACGTACTGCGACAGCTTGTACAGCTTCGGAGGGTTGAACTTGCCGTCTTCTGGCTCAGCGATGTACAGCAGGCAGTTGCCCGCCACGATCAACTGTTTGAGAGACTCAAAGAAGGTCGGACGGTAGCTGTTCGCTTCCATGAACGACATGAGAATCCGCTCAACCATCGACAGCCCCTCGTCCACCTTGGCGAGGCCTTGGGGGTCATTGAGGAGCTGCTTGGCTTGGAACTCGGAGATGGTCAAGCGCATCCAGGGCGCTAAGGGGAACAGGGCAAGCATCAGCTTCGATGCCAGGTTGTTGAGGCCACGAGCGCCTACGGCTTGCCATGGGGTTGTGTAGTCTGTGGAGGCGTTATCGGACGCCTTCGGGAACAAAGCCGGGATCGTGTACTTCGCACAGTTCTCGGCCCGTGTCTCATACGGGGCTCGGTCTGCGACCAGCTTGTCGTATGTTGCTTTCGCACCGTTAGCGCCGAAGCCTTTGCGAGCTTCAGCCACGGTAACGCCTCCCTCAGATATTCAGGCCGCTACCGGACGAGCGAGCGACGGACAGACCTCGCTTGCCACGGGCACGAGCAGCCTTCTTTGCACTCTCAGTGGCTGGGTCCTCCTCGGAAGCATCTTCCTTTGGTGCCTCGACCACCTGTGCCGGAGCAGGGGCAGGTGCTGGGTCAACGGGGGCCGCTTTAGGTTTATCCTTGTCAGCACCCAACGCTGCGCCTATCGCACCACCTGCCACCTTATTTACTGCCCCGGTGACGCTCTTTACTGCCTTCTTGATTTTCTTACCCATTGCCACTCCTTGGCTTAAGCCTTGTGTAAGTCAGTTCGTACTTCCCCACGCCAGTCCGGCGCGTGTACGCAACGATGTTCAATTGCTCATAGCGAGCCGCTTTGACGATGCCCTGGAACAGAGTCGCCCCCAGGCCACCACGGGCCTCAGGGCAGACATACATCCACTGGACGCCTGCTACAGGTCCGACATTGCTGTCGAAGTCCTCCACGACCACTGCGTAGCCCACGAGCTGGCCTGAGGAATCCCTTGCGGTGATCTCCCATCGGTCGTTCTCTTCGGTGCTTTTGATTAAACGCAGGGCCGCCAGATGGGGAGGAACTGACCAGGACATCTCTGGGGTTTCCTGGATGACCCTGGGGATCAGTTCCTTACCAAGCATCTCCTCCCCCTCCTCCCGGAAGTGGAGCATTACGTCACACACTTGAGGCCTTCTTGCTGAGGCTCTTACGGACCGCAGCGCCGCTCATTTGGGACTTCTTCAGCTTGGTGCTGGTAGCAGTGGCTAACGCACTTGGGGTCTCCGAAGAGTCGCCCTCCAAGTCGATCCTGGTGATCTTCTTGGTGCTATCGCCCTTGTCGTTGTCGTTGTCGGCCTTGTCGTCTGCACCGAACTCGACCCCTTTGGGGGACTCTTCGAGCACAGGCGTTGGGGCCGGGATATTGCTGCTGACCTTAGGGGTCTTAACCTTGCTGCTAAAACACATGGTTTCTCCTTAGGTGATTTGTTGATCCTCCAGCCGCTGTTCCTGGGCGATGACCATCTGTTCAACGATCTCGCAGGCAGCGTTGACTCCCTCAATGAACCCGAGGATTGCTTGCTCGGAGAACCCGGCTTTGCGCAGGTCATCCAGCAGCCCCAGGCGCATCATGTAGGCCGGGTTGAGACGGGCATAAAGGAACTCAGCGGAGGCGTTGGGAATCGCGGGGATGTCCTCGGGGTTCTCCAGGTGATACTTCAGAGCGGACAGCATTCAGCCTCCTTAGGGAGCCCCAAAAGCTGGAACCTGATAGGTAGCTTTAAGGCCCCCTTCGCTTAAAGTGAGGGTTTTTATGTTCAGGCAGGCAGGACTTGCCGCTGACGACCTTTAGGCAGCCAAGGGATTGGCCGCATGGTTTCCCAGCAGAAGTCTTCATGGCGCAGGATTCGAGCGACCTGGGCCTGGGCGATGAGCTGTTCTTCAGTCATCCCCTGCCGCTTTGCCAGGGAGACGATGCAGTCCCACTTGGAAGGCGTGTATTCCGGGCCAGCTCCATTCAGCTCCGGCCATTCAGCGCGTGTGCAACTGGTCCAGTACGCGACCTCCTGGCCCTTCCGTGGGCCGGACTTGAGGGTCTTGTAGGCCTGATAGAAATAGGTTGGGTCATCCAGCCATTCCAATAGAGGCACTCCATCGACCTGCTCGCCAATCCCTGGAATCCCGCCGTAGCCATCCGTGGTGTCGCCCTTGATGGTCTGGTACATGTGCCACTTGTTGGCATCGGCCACTGAGTTGGTGACCACCTTGTTGTTCGTCAGCCAGTAGAACCGGCCTGGGATCGTGTTGAAGTCCTTGTCACACGACACAGGGATCGCTTCATCCACGTCCAGGTACTCCGGGTGTGTCGCCAGAATGCCGATCACATCGTCCCCTTCCAGGCCATTCCAGCGGAATGTCCGGTAGTAGGTTTCGTTGTCGTCCAGCAGCTCCTGGAGCAGCACCGGGTATCCGACCGGCTTACGCTTTCCTTTGCGATTGGCCTTGTAGGTTTCCAGGACTTGCTTTCGCCAGTTGTCCTCACCGTTTGCAGTGGAAAAGACCATCACCAGCTTGGCGTCATGGAACTCCTTGAGGCGCTCCCGGATGCTGTTGATGTCGGCCCTCAGGATCGAGCGGGCCTTGTTGTGATCGCACTGGAGGGACCAGATGTCGTCACCCCAGTCCACCTCCTCCTCGGCGGCAGACATAGCGGAGAACAGTAGGTAGTCACCATCCAGCAGCAGCGCAATGCGCTTACTCTGCTTGGACATCAGCTACCTCCTTCTGACCTCTCTGTGTGCGGGGCTTACGGCTTGTCTTGGGTTGCTCGGCTTGTGGTTCCAAGTCCTCAACGACCAGAATGTCCACGCGCTGCTCGAACAGGCGACCATCCAGGCCACAGCGGCCACTGCGGCCACGGGCTTTGGTGCAGTGGTCTACCGAGTGGCGGACCTCGCCGTCGATCAGGCTGATAGCTGTCGCGTTACACAAAGTGGTCTTGCCGTCCAAGGCGAAGTGCTTGCAGTCCTTGCAGAGATTCATACGATCCTCCCGAAGTGTTTAAGTAGGCGCACGCCACGAGCTGTAACCGTCCAGACTCCAGCGTTGATCCCACATCCGTTTAGGCACGTCAGGTGGCCCCGAGAGGCCGCTTCCGCGATCTCCGAGGCATGGTCCCTGGCGTAGTTTGATTTGAAGGTCTTGGGCTCCATCTTCATCGTGAAGAGGAGCTTTAGGTATTCATCCACGGGCCTTAACCTCCGTGGTGAACGGCGAGATGTTCTTGAACTGTAGAGCCGGAGCCTCATCGAGGATCAACTGGCGCATATGCTTAACGCAGTCCTTCACGAGGAACCGGCAGATCGCCTCATGGTTCCCCTCAGCGTGCAGCTTCAGGATGTGAGCATCGGCTGGGTGCTCTGCACCAATGGTTGCTCGTACAGCGACCCAGTGTTCCAGCTCAGTCAGGTCCTCCTCACTGAAGACAGCACGAAAGTTGAACGACACGTTTACATCGAACGATTTGGACATAGGGTCCTCCCTGGATTAGTGGCAGTCCTTCCACGTCCCGCCGACCTTTGCTTCGGTGTCGAGCTGGCAACGGAATGAGAAGAGTTGTTGAACATTGCGCATGGCCTGCTGGCCTGCGTCGGAGATGATCTGAGCGATCTGAGGGTTTCTTGCGGCTACCTGAACCTCGTCATGGACCCAAGCCATGAAACAGAAGTCTCCGTCCCATCCATGGACCAGTCCGTGCTCTTCCATGAGCAGGCGCTCCAGCTCGACCACCCAGGCTTTGCAGACAAGGGCACCGGCTGATTGCAGGAGGGTATTGAGGGCACTATGTGGCGACCGGACGTGGACCTTGCGTCCATCGAGTCCCTTGATGTACCGGCGCTTCCACTTGATGTCGAACTTCTTGAGCGTGGCGTTCCATGTCTGCGACTCAAGTAGTGACTCTTCAAGCGCGGCCCGCAGGCCCGAGATAGCTGGGGTGTTCTCAAGGAAGGCCTTCTTTAGCTCCTTGCCTTCGGCCTTGCCACCACCCACAAACCCGCCGACCTTTTCATCACCGGCCCCGTAAAGGAACGCATAAATGAAGGTCTTGGCGATTGCCCTCCGTGCCTCGTGGTACTCGTTGTGCTTGTCCCGAGGTTCGTTCGGGCAGATACCGGCAGCGATACCGTTGACCCAGTGGATGTCCCCGTTGAGAACAGTCTCTGCGTACTGACCGCCGTCGAAAGGAACCCCGAAGTGGCCCAGGCAGCGCAGCTCAAGGCCCGAGGCGTCGATGCCCACCTGGACGGCTTCCTGCCATCCGGGTAGGTGTCTCGCGTAGATCGCACCGAAGAGGTCCCGGCACTCAGGGCCGTAAGGGGCCGTCGAGCTTGGAACCTGGCCCATGTTGGGGAAGGCGTGGGTCGCACGTCCTGTTACAGCCCCATTGGGGTTCACAGAGCCGTGCATGAAGCCGTCCTTGCCGACCATACGCATCCATGCGTTGTCGCCTTCTGCCAACTGGCCGATCCGCTTCTGGATCATCAGGTATTCACGGACCAGCTCGATTGCCGCTTGGGCCTTCGGGTCCGCTACCTTCACCCCTTCGAGGACCTCATCGTCCACCTTCGGAGCACCACCATCGGTGAACTCCGTGGGGACCCAGCCCGCATCCTTGAGGACTTTGATGAGGTGGGGTCGGCTCGCCGGGTTGAACGTGATGTGTTCAATTGGGGTATAGGGAGCCCCTGCACAGGTCTCGCGCTTATCCTTGCGCCGTTTCGTGCCCTCCCCGACCCATATCTGGCCTACCTTCGGGTACTTGACCCGTGGGTATTTCTCCAGCGGTTTACCCGTCCGTGGGTGTAAGAACAGCTCTGTGCCTCCCTTGGGTTGATACCAGGACCCGAAGGTACGGATCAGCTTTATCAGGAGGTCGGAGCGCTTCCCTGCGAGTTCGATGAATAGCTTCTCGGCGCCCTTCTCGTTGAAGGGGAAGCCGTTGCGTTCCATCTGTGCCAGCGTCCAGGCGCATTCATGCTCCAGGCGGACAGCCAGCATTGCGTCCCAGGCTCCCCCATCCTTAGGGAAGTAGTAGGGATCACTGATGATTTTCTCCATCAGCAGAGTGGTTACCTGCACGTCCTGCACGCAGTAGTCGAGCATCTCCTCGGTGAAGACCGCCCAGGCGTCTTCCTGCTCGCCATAGGTGCCTTTCAGCACGCCCAGGCGATAACCCCAGGCCTTCAAAGAGTGGGAGCCGAAGAGCTTCCCAGGGAGTTTCCCTGAGCGCAGTAAGGCACCGTCACGGTCTTTGATGTTGGCGAACAGCAGGCGGGAGGCGACGAGGGTGTCGAAGATTTTCTTGCGGGGGATGTTCAGGCGCTTGCCGGTCAGGGCTCGCTTGAGTTTGTCGAGTGCAGCGTGGTCGTACTTGATACCGTTGTGGAAGACAATCAGGCCATCTGGCTTCGCTGCTTCCATCTCAAGTGCCTTGATGTAGGCCTTGAAGTCGTCTGGTCGATACTTGGTGACCTCCCTGGTGTGGAAGTCGATGGTCACGCCACAGTGAAACTTGGTGACATCCTCAAGAAGCCCATCCGTCTCAATGTCCGAGACGATCATGGGTCCTCTCCTTGGTTGCGGTTAATCAGAAGTCCTTTTCGTCCTCATCCTCTTCCTGGCCCTCCCATCCAGAGGAGCCATCACCGGGAGTCCATCCCAGTGGCATCACCTCCAGCCAGCCGGTTTCCTTGTTGTACGTCATGTAGCCAGCCACACCGGTCTCGCCAGTGAAGCGGCACTTGAGGACTCGGAACCGAACGATGTTGGGGTGCTCGCCTTGCTGATTCCGTTCAGCGGCAATGATGGTGTCTGAGAGCTGCCGTAATGCCCCGGAGCCCCGCAGGTCGGTCACCTTGATAGGCCGTCCTTCCTCGTGGGGAACACCCTTCTCTGGGTTCTTCAGGTGGCAGATTGGGACCACCAGGACATCGTTGGTCTTGGCGAAGGTTTTCAACTTGGTCATTAAGCGGTCGATGGTCTTCCGCTCATCCGAGTTGTCCTCCATGCCGGACACCACAATGCTGATGTGGTCCAGGACGATCACCTTGCAGCCCTGGGCCTTCACCATGTAGTGCAGCTTGGCGATCAGGCGATCCTCAACGGACTCTGCGAATGAGTCATAGAGAAACAGGCGGTCGGTCTCGAAGATCGCATCGAAGGCAGCGTCGAACTGCTCCTCAGTGGTGGCCTCGGGGTTCTGCCGGTAGCGGGTCTTCAGGTGAAGCCCCACGATGTCCTGGACGGTCTCCTCAACCGCCTCCTCCAGCATGGCGACACCCACGTTGATGCCCTGGTTGTGGAACCAGTTGTAGGTGTTCTGGCGCACAAAGGTGCTCTTCCCTGAGCCGGAACCAGAGGTCACGAGGAGAACCTCCCCTGCCCTGGCGTCCTTGGTCATATCCCTCAGCTCCTGGGGAGCACTAAGAGGGATCGTTGGGGCGACCTTCTTTTCCTTTATGCGAGCCTTGAGGGACTTCGCTGAGACCACACCATCAGGAACAAACGGCGCTGCGTTCCAGATTGCGTCCATAACGGCCTTGGCTTTGCCGTCCAGGAGGCATTCGTTAGGGTCCTTGAGCGGCAGTACCGCGATCTTCATCTTCCCTGCTGGACCTACCTCGGCGGCTTCCTGCGCTGCCAGTCGTCCAGGATCATCCATGTCGAACATGAGGATGATCTCGTCGAACTGGTCGAGGTATTCGTAGTTCGCGGCGATTGCTGCCTTGGCCGACTTCGCTCCCTGGGGAATCGAGACGACCGGGTATTTCCCACCCTGAATCTGGGCGACCGTCAGGCAGTCGATCTCACCTTCCGTGATGACGATCTTCTTGCCGCTGTTCCAGAGGTGTCGCCCGAAGAGCAGCTCCTTGCCCATCTGGCCGCGCGCTTTGAAGTCCTTGTCCTTGTCGCGCAGCTTTTGACCTACGAGGGTTCCATCCTCGCTGTAGTAGTTGGCGATCTGGTACGTCACGCCATTGAGCTTGCCTACCCAGTAGCCGTACTTCTTGCAGATGTCAGAGAGCAGGCCACGGGATGGCAAATCCGAGTACCTGCCCTGGCTCTTGCCGAACTCCAGGCAGCCTTCAGCCACCTTAGTGGAGCGTCGAGTGGTCCCCGCTGTGCCATCTCCAGGCACATGGGTGTCACAGGCGAAGCACCACTGGTGCCCATCGGTGTACATGGAGTTTGCGTCCGAAGACCCGCAGTTTTCGCAGGGGACGTGATACAGGAACTCGCTTTCGGTCTGGTCAAGATCAGAAAGGGCCATCTATGCCACCGACAGGCGCCGAGTTGACAATCTCGCCGGTAGCTCGGCGTGGCACTAAGTCCAGGTACTTATCGACCATGCGGGCAACGCGCTCGGGCTTGCAGTCTTGGCGCACGGCTACAAGACGACCCCAGTGGTGCTGGCCCACGAATCGAACACTTGCGAAGTCGATCCCGTGGCGAACATCCACGATGGCGAATTGGTTGAGGTTGAAGTCGAAGGCGTCAATGGCCTCGGACACGTCATGGCAGTCGTAAACCACCACGTCGATGTCCACGTTTGCCAGCTTCACGCAGCCGATGATTCGGTCGGAGGCGGCACAGTCGTAAAAACCGCAGGTACGGCCAGCAATATTCGCTTCGGCCAGGAGGGTCGATACCCGTTCGAGGGTCGCACCGGCTACCACGATGTCCACGTCCTTAGGGCGAACCCCAAAGAAAATGTCACGGGCACAGCCACCAGCAATGATCGCCTTGACGCCTTGACTCTGAAGGAACTCCAAAACGTCGAAGGCTTGTTGCAACACAGCGCGTGTAACCATGTTTTAACTCCAATGTCAAGGACCCATAGGCACACTTATGCCGCCCTTGTGTAGGGGTGACAGTTGCGCCTATGGGGGTATGGTTTAGGGTTAGAGCCAGGAGCCCACGTCGAAGGAAGGGCAGGCTTTATTACGGTCGAGGTCGCGGTGACCTACGATCTTTGCGGACGGGTAGTCCACCTTGAGTTTGTCCAGCAGCTCGCGCAGGGACTTGAACTGGGCATCCGTGAAGTTGTTCTCTGGGGCACCTGTGGCGTCGATTCCACCTACCAGACAAATACCCACGGATTCGTAGTTGTGGTCCGCTACATGGGCACCAATGGTGTTCACTGGGCGGCCCAGCTCCACGGTTCCATCACGGCGAATTACAAAGTGATACCCAATGTCCAGCCAGCCGCGCTGACGGTGCCACTGGCGAATCTCACGCAGCCCAATATCCATGCTGGGCTTAGTGGCCGCGCAATGGACCACGAGGTACTTTGTGATGCTTCGTTCCTTGAATTTCACACCGGCCATCATGCGCCTCCTTTCGCAATCAAGATGCCTTCGGGGATAGCCTTGGTCTTCTCACGCAGCCACGCTGACGGGATCAACTTGTCGGCAAACTGGAAGCCGTTCTTTTCGCACCACTCGGCGTATGAGGTCTTGGAGCCCTTGTAGAGCTTCGACCGAGACGACGAGAAGACGAATCGGATGTCCAGGTCTGGATGTTGCTCGCGGATCAGGAGGTGCTTCTTGCGGTCCTCTACATCGAAGATGCCTTTCGACTCCACGATGATCCCGTTACGCAGCACAAAGTCTGGCGTGTAGGTTGCCTCCCTGGCAGGGACCACGTATTTGAGCTTGTACTGCTCGAAGGCCACGGGAATACCAGCGGCCTCCAGTTGTGCAGCGATCTTTTCCTCAAGACCGGAACGGTAGGCTGTTACCTTGCCTGCGCCCTTTGCCAGGGCATACGCTCGGCTTCTGACGGCGGGCACTTAGAAGTCCCCGTTATCGTCAACATCATCGCCGGAGTCGTAGCTATCGGACTCTTCCTGGTTGTCCCAATCGGACTTGCCAGAGCCCTCGTTGGACTCAGAGGCCACATAGCCGTCCTCCTCCTGGCCGCCCCAGTCGTCACCACCTGCCGAGAACTCGACCAGCTTGGTCAGCATGAAGCTGTCCAGTTGGAGTTTCACGGAGGCACCGGCCACGTTGGACCAGCCGTAGGCGAACAGGCTGAAACGGCACTTGCCCTCAGAGCCACCGGAGATGTTCGGCACCTTCTCGATGCGCTTGCCCTTGGCGTCCACGACCTTCAGGGGCTTCATGATGACCTCGCCGTCACGCTCATAGCGGTCATACGACTGGAAGCGGAAGGTTACGGTGCCATCGTCGTTCTCAACGAAAGGCAGGTCGCCTTGGTAAGGAGCCTTAGGTGGCTTCTTGCCCTTCGGCACGTTAGGTGGGTTCTTTTTGTACTCGGCCAGACGCTTGGCGTAGTCCGACTCGTACAGCGCGACGATCTTGTCGATCAGCGGCTGGGCTTTCTCGGTGGGAACGGTGAGGTTCACTTTGTACTTGCCACGCTCGGTCGCGAAGCTGCCCTGGCCGAAGTCAGCCTTGGCGATGTAGCAGTAGGGCTCAACGACACCTACCGGAGTGAACAGGTATTCCTTTTTTGGTGCAGCACTCATCAGATACTCCTTATCTTGAGCGAATTGGGGCAGTGGTTCGTTCCACTACAAGTGAGGGTTTTTAACTTCAGGACTTGGGCCAGTTGACCTTCGCGGCCTCGGTTTGCAGGTACTCACGGTTGATCGCGATAGCCATGCGCTCGGAGGCGTTCTGGCGGATCAATTTGAAGGTGCCGTAAACGATTGGCTTGAAGACTACGGCCAGGAAGTCCTTGTCGAATCTCCAGCAGTCATGCTTGAAGATCGCTACTGGGCGTGGGTTGACGCTGAAGTCCTGCTTTTGGGCCAGTTCCAGCAAAGCAGCCTCGACGATCTCCTCTTGCCGAGGGGTCATCAGGTAGTTGAACAACGCTCCAGCCATGCCAGAAGCGCGGGTCACTGAGTAGTTTTGAAGGTGCAGGTAGCCATCTGGTTTGGCACGCGGTTTACCCTGCGCACGGTTCATATCAGCGGTACTCCTTTTGCGGGGTCTTACCTCCCTTCCCGCAGACCCAGATGGTCACGCACGGGATCAGATTGAGGCAGAGACGTTTGTTGTAGGTTGAGTAGTGAGCGCCGATCCAAAGGGATCGCCAGTTGAACAACACCCCGGCTTTCACGGGGAAACCACTGGGCGAACCCGTTCGACCTCGCCGTATTCGGCCTCAGCCTGTTCCAGGGCCTTGTCGAGGTCCTCAGCCCACACAGGGACTTCCTCCAGGTGACCCTTAACGGTCACGGTTGCCTTGAACAGGCCCAGAACTTCCTTGTTGTTGTCGCTCATAGAAACTCCTTGATCTGGTCGAACATGGCCTCAGGTTTTCCCCACTCGTTCACCACGAGTGCGTCGAAGGGATGCGCCATGAGGGCGATGTCAGACTGGTGATACGGCACGGTGTCCACCTCGGGGATGTGCCAGTTGCGAATGATGCGGATCACACGGGCGCCTGCGCTGTACAGGGCGGTGTACTCGTTGGGAAGTCGCATATCGGTGACCACCACGACGTCCACGGACGGGTCGGAATGGCCTTTCTGGACATCCATCAGGCCCTGGTCCAGCCAGTAGCTCTGCTTGCCCAGGTACTCGCGGATGTACTCCGTGCCGTATTGCTGGAGGTGCCAGCGCAGGGACCGGGGAGCAGAACGCTCTTGCTCAGTTGTGTACCGAGCCATTAGCCACTGGAGGTAATAGCTGGGCGCCAGACGCTCAATGCGGAGCAGGCTCGTGAGCTTGTCTTTCTCAGGGCCGTGCATCTGCTCCTCGTAGCAACGGGCCATCTTCATGTCCAACACCTGGGAGCATTCACGCTTCAGGGTGTCCGCAAAGGCCACGCGGTGGACCTTCAGGCCGTGCGCCTGGATGTGCTCGATTAGGGTGTCTTTGCCGGACTTCCCCCGGATGCTGTTAAGGGCGAGGATCGGCTTAAACACGGATGCAGTCCTCCGGCCAACGGAAGGTGTAGTCAGGCTTCCCGCTGTCGTTCGTGAAGACCACTTCCAACTTTTGCGGAAGGACCCGCTTGACCTGCCCTACGACCAGATGGCGATGGCGGGGGTGAATGAACACGATGTTGTCGCCGGTGTTGAGTTCGTTGTGCAGAAAGTCAGTCGTCATATCCAATTACCTCCTTGAAACGTGTCCAGATGAGTGCGAACACGGGCCAGTTGCCGGTGTAGGGAGTCAGCTTCAGGCGGCCCAGGCGTTGAACGGTCTGGCACAGTCCTTTCGTGACAATGAAGGTCGTTCCGCAGGAGCGGCTAATGACGACCTTGTTGAAGGGTTTTGTGTGGACCAGTCGGATTTGCCGGTCCTTGCGGATCGTGAAGGCCAGCTTTGGCACGCCACGGTTGTGATGCAGATAGAAAGTCGGTTTGTTTTCCATTCGGTCCTCCCTGGTGAATGTCTTCGCGGATCGTTCCGCTACCAGTGAGGGTTTTTAAATTGCCACCCAAAACTAATTATTAGGAAGCTAAGCATTCAGACAAACAAAAGGGCCGACCCAGTTAAGAGACGACCCTTTGTTTACAGCAGGAGATAGGGGCTTATCGGGACTTCTTGGCTTCAGCGGCCTTGCGGGCCATCTTTTCCTCGTAGGTCTCTGTAAAGAAACGCTTGATGCCTTTGGTGCATTCGAGGTCCAGGCTAAACGCCATGAAGAGGACCGCGAAGGTCACGCTTAAGGCTACCCATTTTCCGAAACTAATCGTTTCGTTCCAGCGCTGCTGCTCCCCTATGTAGCAAAGAGTGCAGTACGCAATGAATACAAGCCAACCGCCCAATTTCCCCATTTGCTTACTCCTTGGTGAGGGGGTCGCTTATGCCCCGCCACCGGTTATAACTTGGATGCCTCAGGCTACCGTCCCGGAATCGCTCCATGTAGCCTACCTCTACAGCCCAACCCTCAAACACGTTGATGGGGCAAGTGAACGGGAAGAACTGGTCACCGATCCGCTCACCGGTTACAGCTTCGGTAAACGCGGTCTTCTGTTCTTCAGTCAGTCCACAGGCATTTACGACATGGCCGTCCTCAAGTTCCACCTCGAAGCCGATCACCTTGCCTTCATTGCCCAGGCCTGGAGTCCCCCAGACGAGCCCAACGACTTTTCCGTCGATAGACTCCTCAGGTTTCATCTTCCACTGGCCGACCTTCTTACCGCGCTTCCAGATGGCGTTAGGGTCCTTGAGAACCAAGCCTTCCTTACCGTTGGCTCGGCGGACCTCATAGACCCGCTGTAGCTCTTCCCGAGTGAACACGTCGATTGTCTCCACGGCAGACCATTTGATCTGGGGGACATGCAGTTGAAGCAGGGCAGTTATCGCCTCGACGTGATACTTCATCACCCCGTGGGTGACATCGTGGTCCTCACCGGACTCGACGACATCCAATGGTACAACACCAAAAACATGGATTTCGATAGTGCTCAGGTCGAGTCGATTAGCCACGCGCCTCAGGCTTCCCGCTGTCACCTCGGCTGGCTGCCCAGTGGTGACGATTTCCGCCTGGACCATGAAGCCATCAGGGTAAATGCAGCGGTCATCCGCCAGGAGTTTGCTGAATACCAGCTCACTCTTCAGGGCCACACGGTAGGCATCCTGGAGGGCCGGTAGGCGCTTCCCGGCACGGCTCAGGAAGTCCACGACAGCGGACCCCAGGTCGTTTCGGACCAGCAGATTCAACTGGACGCCATCCTCCTTGGTGTCAGCGATCAGGTAGGACTCATTGAGGACCTTCAGCACTGCCGCCTCGTTGTACGGGACGGGTTGAGCCGGTTTTGTATTGAGGACAACTTCCTGTACAGCCATCAGTTCCACTCCCCACGGGTCAGACGTTTAGTTTTGTGCATCTTGCCTTTGCGTACTTTAAGGCTCTTGTGCTCTTCAAAAGAGCGGCGTTCAGCAGTCCTTCTGGTCATCTTTTCGAAGTACATAAGAGGGATTCCTTTATGCGAATGCAAAATCAGATTCGAGGATCAAGCGAATGTCCAGGTCCCCAGAACGAGGGAGCGCGGGCATTTTCTCAAGCTGGGTTTCATGTAGCTGGTCCATAAACTCCTCCCGGAATTCGGCCAGGACATCGTTGTTTTCGTAGGTCTCCACCATCGTTTCCCGGACGGCCTTAAACATCAGCCCTGCATACGCGGGGATGGTGCCGAAGGAGTCATGGATGAGGGCGAAGAAGTTGATCCCGTAGGAGCGGTTAGCCTTGACTACGGTCTTCCGTAGGTGACTGCCGTCCTGGGAGTGAACAAAGTTTGGTGAGACACCTGCTTCCTGCTTGCGGGCATCGAGTTCCGCCGAGTCCTTGACGACTACGGTAGCCTCCATGCGGTGCGTTCCCAGGAACATCAGGTCGATGCGGCGCTTCACGGGTTTGAAGTATTCCTGCCAAACCGGGAACCCGTCAGGGGTCGTCCAGCTAACAGGCAGACAAGGTTTCAGGACCTCCTTGGTTTTCTTGTCAACAACTGGGGTTGCCAGGAGTTTCGCTGCCGATTGGAGCCAGTTCATCGCCTCCACAGCGGCCACCACTACGGTGCTCACAGAGTCCCAAATCAGCTTCGCAAGGTAGCGAGCGTATTGGCCCTGGTCGGTGAACATCGTGCCCTCCCCTGCATCCACGGCAGGCTTGATGATGTCCTCCAGGAGCTGGTCACTGAAGCCGTACTCCTTGGAGCCGTAAGGCAAGGTCATCACGGACCGTTTTGTCACTTTCCGGGTGACCCCGTACTCCAGCCAGCCAGCGGCCAGCGTTTTGGTGCCCAGGATCAGAACATCGCGAATCTCACCGGTTTTCTCGTTGGCCTTGGTGTCCGCCTTGTTCGGCGTACCGTTCTCGAAGTCGGCCTTCAGGCGCTTGTTAACCTCCTCTGCGACCAGCTTATAGATATCCTGCACCTGCTCACTTGGAACCAAGTTCACAGCGCGGCCACCACGTTCATCCCTAAGCATTGCACTGAAGTGCTGAATCCCTGAGCAGGACCCGTCGAAGGCAATAGGCAGAGCGGACACATGGTTGATCCCGTCCTTCTCGACCCCCGCCCACTCGAAGCAGAACGCCAGGAAACAGAACGGAGAATCCTTGTCCATCCACCAAGTGCAGCCCAGTGGGTCCTCAGCGCACGCCAGGATCATCGCCTTGTTGTCCTCGACCCACTTCAGGCGGTCGTTGAAGGACACCTTATCGACTCCGGCAGTGTTCGCCCCGTGGATCGCTAACCACTTCATCCCCTCGACCCCGATAGGTGCCCCTTCGGCTGCCATCAGCAGGCCTTTGGTCATATCGTTGCCCTGAGGGTTGAACGCTGGGATTGCGTAAACCCGACCCCTCCAGTCCATGTTGTAGGGGAACCAGATGGCCTCATAGTCCTTGAACTTGTTGGCCTGCTCGATGATGAACTCGAAGCGCAGACGGCGGGAGGTCCGGGCGCGCTCACGGCGGTAGACCTTGGATGCCTCACGCTTCCATTGCTTGAGAACCATTTCATCATCGTCCATGTGGTCAAAGCGTTCCGGGAGAGGCTCACCGCTGAGCGATGGGAAGTCCTTGATCGGCACGTTTTGCCACAGGGCCAGCTCGTTGGCTACCTCCAGGACCTTCTTGTTGATGGTCCAGGCGGTCTCCTGGGCGAGATTAACGGCCTCATAGACCTCAGGCATGTCCACATCGCGGTAGCGCTCCAGGGCTCTACGGTTGCGCACACGGATGAAGTTCAGGGGCTTACGACCTCGTGCCCAGTAGCCGCCACCCTTGACCCCTGTCCACTTCTTGGGAGGGACCACGCAAGGCTGGTAGACCGGCGCGATGCCTGCAAGGTTGAAGGCCCGTTCGCCCATCTTCTTGACCCACTCAGGGTGCAGCTCAACGATCTCCTGGTCCCTTCTGGAGTCCCCTGCGTAGTCGCGGCGGACCACGATCAACTCGGTAGACTCGATGAGAATCTCCATGAGCTTGATGCCCACCTGGAAGCGCTTATCGTTCTCCAGGTTGGCCTCATCCTTCTCCCAGGCGATCCATTGGGAAGACAGTTTGCCGGTCTCAAGCATGTTCTTCTCGACGGCCTTGAGGTACTCCCTCTTGTAGAGCTGGCCGTTGCGCTTATCCAAGGATGGGCGCACAAAGCGCTTGTAGTGTTCTACCTCCTCCTCACGGATACGCCCAAAGCGCATCTCATCTTCGATGGTCCGACCAAGACCAATGGCAATTCGTTGTACCGAAGCCCCTGTACCAGAGACGGCCAGGAGACTCAGGACGCGCTTCAGGGTTGCGACAGCGGCAATCTCAGGGCTTAGCTTGCGGAACTCCTCAATGGCTACGTGTTTACGGCGGACCTTGGTGTTCTGGTACTCAAGCCACTCGTTGTATCGAGCGATGAACCGAGGGACCAAGGCTGTCAGAAGTGGCTGAGCGGGCGCAGTGTCGGAGTATTCGCCTGCCTCAATGGCGCGCTCAAGGTTCTTTGCGAAACGCTGCTCACCAAGCTCATAGGCCTCGTGTTCGAGCGCCAGTTGTTGCACTGCAAGGTCTTGACCGAACAGTTTGGACAGTGTGTTGAAAGCAGCTTGCGACTCTTTGATGTCGGTAAAGTCGTGTTTTTCAGGCAGCAGTGCGCGCATCAGAAATAATCCTAATGTCTTAATGGTCTTAGAGAGGAATCTTTAAGAAATCCTAAAGAGGGACTCTGGGTCCCCCTTTAAGTGAGGGTTTTTAAAACCAACCACACCATCACTACACTCAGGGAGGGACCTAAAGAGGGCTCCTTGTGTATGTAACCTTTAGGCCCCTCCGCTTAAAGTGAGGGTTTTTACGCGCTGCCGAGCGTTAGCTAACTGCTTTCTGGCTGAGAACCGACCGGATGGTGTCCTGGTAGAACTTGCGTGTCATGTGATCTTGAAGCCACTTCTGAGGAAACAAATTCCACTTGCGGCGTTGTCCGGCTGAGACAAATTCCTTGAGAGGCCGTCCGTCCTCCTTAGCCCATAGGCGACCCAGCCGGATGTCCATGTCGATGACCACACGCCTGAGCATCCGCTCAGCAGCCGCCTGATCCAGGACCACACTGGTCAGCTCGTTGTACAGCGACTTGTTGAACCCAGCAGGGTCACACACCGCCGCAGCAGGCTGTCCTTCATATGGGCTCTTCGCAGGCGCACCAGAGGCCGCTACAAGTGAGGACTTTTGGAAGCCCGCGATGATCTCCTTGAGACTCATGACCTCACTGGTCAGCTCAGAGATAGCCGAGTGGAGCTGTGCGAATTCCCCCGCGAACTGCTGGGCTTCCTTGGTCTCACTTTCGTGGATGTTGTAGGTGCCAGTCTTAACAATGGAAGGGATAACCTCATCTGTGACCCACTTGCGGAAGGGCTCAGATGCTGGAGCGTGGCCCCGTAGCAGCATCTGGTAGGCATCTGAGTCCGACATAAGAGCAGTGCTCTTCTGCGCAGACCTGCCAGATGGGTCTTTAGGTAGGTCTCCCAGATTTTGGGAGACTTCACCGAGGGTCAGCACTGGTGCTTCCGGCTCAGTCCGACGGTAGCTCCAAACTGCATTGCTTGGATTCTTCAGACCAGCCGCCCTTGCGACCTGCGTAGCCACAAACAGAAGGCGGTAATCAGGATGCCCAATGAGCACATCCAGCTCGATTCCCATGAAGTTCTGCTTAACGAATTTCATCGTCATTACAGTGCGACCTCCACGCGCCCCACTATGTCAGAGAGTTTGTAAACGTATTCGGTGGAACCCACAGTGACCGTCAATGTCCCTGTAGGACCTGTGTCAATGCTGTAGCTCAGCTCCTGGTCATCGCCCTGGCTGTGGTAGGTGGACTTCAGTTCCGACCCACTCAGCTTGCCCTGGGTGACCACGGGAACCGTGCAGTAAAACTTGATAGACCGGATATTCCGGCCCGTTGCGTTATCAGTCATTTCTGTACTAACCTATTCTCACGTCGATACTGGATTCAAAGAGGCACGCCACATGAAACACTCCGCAGGAACCAGCAAACAAGGTCTCTCCGCACTGTCTCGGTTCGCCATTCCTAAAGGTTCAAAGGTCCCTGCGCTTAGTCCTCACCTTGTTGAAGACTACGAGGCCGCTGTGGCCCGTGAGCACTTCGACTACGATTGCACCGAAGAGCCTACTTCAGCTCGCTCCAGAACACCAAAAGGTTCCTCGCGCCTTCAGTAACAGGCAGGCCCTTGTGTAGCGTTCTGCTACCCTGGAAGAGCATAGCGTGACCTACAGGCAACTGTGGGACCACAAAGGGCTCCCCTAAGCCCTGAGGCTTAACCGCAGTGCCACCGCCCTTATGGAAGTCACTTAGGGCCACCACCAGTGTAATGTCAGAATCCCTATCGTGGTGCCAGTTGCCGTGCGCGGTGCTCTCAGGGGTGTACTGAGCGAACTGGATGCTCGACATTCGGGCTTGCTCCAGTTGATACAGTACCTTTGTCAGTGGGTTAACCACGTTGTTGAACAGTCCGTGCAGGCAACTGTGCAGCGTTGGGCAGGTATCCGCCAAGGTAATCTCAGGGATTTGAACTTCTGCCTCCTCATCAGGGTTAACCTCAAAGGACATCGCAGCGACCTCTGTGAGCAGCGCATCGCAATACTCAGGGGTCAGGAAGGGTATCGAGTAGATCCCGCTTGAGAAGGGCCTCTGAGAGCCCTCCCGACCGTACTCTGTGACAAACTTCTGGAGTGTCTCCAGGACCGGGGCACCTTCAACCTCCATGCCCCAGGTCAGCCCGTGTACTCGCTCAGCCTCATCACCTAATGCTTTGATCGTCTTGATGAGTGGGCGTATCTCGTTGTGGTACTTATCGACAGTCGGGATGGCTACGCCCGTGGAAGTCAATACGTGCATCATGGCTCCTCTTCAAATCACCGGTTGTTCGTTAGGTTGCATGGCCTTGATTGCCTCTTCGATCTGCGCAAGCTCCTGTTCGAGCTGCTCAGTCTCCAGGCGTTTCAATTCGATCTGTGCTGTGAGTGCCACCCTACGGGCCTCAGCAGTAGCAAGAATGTCTTTGATGGTATTACCCTCCGGTTGCCTTACGGTTGACTGAGGGATTCCCTTAGGCCTCCCTGCGCCTCCCAATGTCAGCTTGTACTTGCGCCGAAAGTTCTCCACGTCCTTTGGCTTGAGCCCTACAGACTCCAGCTCAGCGCGAGACCACCCCGCGAAGTACAGCCGTGTTGCCAGCTTCGAGCGCCCCGTGGCCTGTGGCCCCCATAGCTCCCCAGGACCATCTAACAGTGCCTTGAACTCATTGGCGAACTGGACTTCAGGGTCGATAGGTATTCCGTCCAGATTGGCTAATAGCGGCTCAATGTCAGTGGTAAACGGGAAAATGCTCACAGTGTCAGTTCCTTATGCTCGTTTCACAGTCAATTACCCTCGTGGTGTCACAAAAAAGCCCCAGGCGAAACGTCTCGCATGAGGCTTATCCAGGCACTCTACAAGATCACCAGCAGCTATAAAACACATAGCCATCACAGAAGGTGAAATCCACCTCCAGGTCCCGTGCGGCCCGCTCCCAGTCGATCCAGTAGAAGAACGGTTCGTCTCCCTTAAGCCCGTGGCACTCGGTCATCCACTCTTCAGCGAAGTCCGCCATGCTTTCGTACTGTCCCCGGTAGGCGTTCTCAAAGTCGTCCTCGGTCACTGAGTCCCCGAAGCAGGACTTGAAGGCCAGCCATGCGTCCCCGTGCTCCTCATAGAGGCGCTTGTGCTCCATGAGTTCGCCCAGGTCTGGATACTCTCCGAACCCACTGAGGCCCTCACCATCGTAGTCGTGGATAGCCCACTCCTCGGCGCTCGTATGGTTCCCGTAGCCATCACAGTGCGAGCACGCATAGAACCCCGTGAAGCTGTGACCCTCAGCGACCCCCATGCCCCGGCGCGCTGTCTCACAGTGTGGGCACGCAACGGTGACGTTAGGGAACGGACTGGTCATTAGGACCTCACGCTCAATGGCCTGTTCCAGGTCAAACTCATCGGCGTAGTCGTCCAGGTCAAACCACTGACCGTGTAGAGTGGCGTTGTTGTAGGAGGCCAAGCAGGCTGCATAGATTTTCATTTGACTGTTACTCTCTTACGTTACTTTGCGTTTCATTGCGTTAGTTGCGGTATTGCTACATGACCCACTCAGGCACTCTTAGAGCGCAACTCAGGGTTATAGGGCCATGTTGGGTTACTCTGGCAGTGGACCACTCGACGGCTGAAGGTGCCCTTCTTAGTGACCTCAAAGTAGGTATTAGCGAGCCAATCTGCATCATCTGCAAACTGGACCGGATAGGGTTTACCATTAGGCATCGGGCGGGTTGCCCAGAAGGGCTTATGATCCCCTGTAAAGCGATGCACATAGAGGCGTTTAGCTTCTTCTTGAAGAGCGCGAGTTAGATTAGTCCCAAGGATTAACATAGTGTGCGTACCTCATTGCGTTACTTTGCGTTGTATTGCGTTACTCTCAGTATCCCGCCCAGGCTCTTAACTCCCGGTAATCCGTGAAGGCCTTAAAGGTCTGTGCGCCCTCTTCGGTATAATCACGGACCATTACAGCACCGTCCTCCCGAAGGCATACATACCAGTCGTGTTGCTTAGCCCATGCGACTTGACGTTTAGTTAGCACCGTGCGAGCCCTCATAGATGTCCACAAAGATGCGTCCCTTATCAGCGGACTTGTCCTTAATGTACAAGCTCGCCACATTAGACCAGCACATTGCGTATACCCGACGCCAGCGCCCCAGGTAATGCACCATGTATTGCGTTGGTAGGCAGCTCCCGTAGCCACTCACAGAGTTACTACGTGGTGCCTCTGTGATCTTGCAGGGCGCATTGTCCGCATAGATTCGACGGCCAGTGTCCAGCGTGTATTCCTTAAGTTCAGCAGTTAGAGTCATTGCGTTGACCTCCCATTGCGTTACGTTGCGTTACGTTACGTTGCGTTCATTGGGATGCACCCTAAAGCTAAACCCTAAGGTGCATCACCTAATGAACCATCGTCATCACTATCTGATTGTCTTCAAGTTGTTAAAGAGCGTTGGTGTTGCTGTCTTGGCGCTCATCCTATGCGTATTCCCTAAGTCTGTCAAGTGGTATCCCTAAGTTATCGCCTTGATGCCTGCCGGTCTTACACTTAGCTCGACGGTCTGCCTGTATGTCAGTCCTAATGATGCCCACTGAGTGAGGCGTAGGACCAAGGCCCAGTGCAGACCCTTGATAACCTTAGGGATTAGACCCGTGGTATACGCATATGGTGTTGTTAAAGAGCGGTACTCAGAGGAGGCTTAGTGTTGCTGGCTTTCCGTCTGGAGTGAGGCCATTAAACAGTGACTTAGGGTTTAAGTCAATAGGGTTACCAAAAGATTTACTTAGATGACCCTTAGATTATTACTATGAATTGTAGACACAAACAAGACAGAAGCTATGAGACACCCTTAGCCCCTATAGGCCATCTTAGAGCCCTACCCTAAGCCTTACCCTTAGATAACCCATAGACGACCTTATGTAGGCCCTTATGCGCTCCTATAGCCTTCTAATGGGTCTCCTTATGTAGGGCCTCCAATGAGGAGCACAAGGAGGAACACAAGGAGGAACACAAGGAGGCCTTAGGGTCTACTTACAGATAGGAACACCCATAGGTGAACCAATAGTCCCTCCCTATGCCCTCCCCAATGCCCAATAGCATTTACCTATGGTCAAGCCTACTGATAACCCTCGGATAACCCATAGATCCCTTAGGTCTACCCAGTGTTAGAACTGTTAGAATCCCTTATGAATCAATGAGTTAGTGACTGTGAGGAGCCCAGGAGGTGGCCTTAGGGTGGCCCGAGGGGAGGCAAGGAGGCCCCCCAGGTGGGCAGTAGGGGTACGGGGGGTAGCCGCTGAGGGCACTGAGTGAGATGGGCTCTCAGATTTTTCTCTCAGATTCTCAAAGGGACCCACCTACGGTCACACCTTGAGTAGCCCCGAGGAGCGCCTACAGCCTCATCTGATACCTGTCCCTAATGAGATCCTTATGTGATCCCTGGGAGGGCTTAGAGGTGCCTTGGAGGCTTTCTATGGTGGAGTGGTAACGAACCATAGAAAGCGGTGCGCTACCCTCGAAAATAAGGGGTGTTAGAACTGTTAGAACACTGTTAGAAATCTGTTAGAATTCTGGGTGTCAGCTCCCTTGAAGGCCCTATTCCGTGGTTTTCAGGGGTGTTAGAAGAGTACAAGGTGATCTCTCCACTAACTGTGTTGGAAAAGCTCAGGACGCCGGCTGCTCGTGGGAGCATTCACCAGCGTTTGTGGCCTGGACCTGGAAAATAAGTGAGAATGCGGCCCACTGTGGGACGGCA